CGTTTGGAGCGTCATTTCGGCAGAGAACAGATGCAGTCGATAGTGGAACGGTCAAAGGCATTAGAGCAGGCAGAAAGGGCAAAGAAACGCCCGAAACATGCCTATGAAATGAGTAGGTAAGAAAGGGGATTGATAGGATATGACGGATATGGAAAAGAAAGTTATGATACGGCTGTGTGCTAAAATAGTGGCAGATACAGACCTTTACGAAACGGACAAAGAAGTGCAAAATCTGATAGATTGGGTATGCCTGTCAGAGCAGATAAAAGAAAACAATAATATAATCCGTAATCTTACCGGGGAATATAAAAAGATAGAGCCAGATTGCCGTGAGGGAGTGAGGGCGCAGTTGGAGCGCATGAAAGAATAGGTAATTGCGAAACTCCCTGATTTTTGGCCCGAAATCAAGGCAAAACCAAAGAACATACGTTTTGTGACGGCCTGGAATGCAAATCTGAAAATGGCGGAATAAGCCGGGGCGAAAAATAGGCGCACTTGTACAGGGAAAAGAAAGCAGGGAATCCTGGATTCTAAGAAGTGGTAAGTCCTAAGAAAGCTGTTTCAGGCAATCAGCGGCTTCAGGCTCCGTATGAACTTATGCCTGTGGATCTTATCGGCAACCATCACTGTGACCAGCTGGCTGATTCCGGCCAGAAGCAGGTCGGCATGGAGCGTCTTCTCGTTTTGGGTTCGTCGGCCGGCCACACAGAAGCTGTCCTTGAAGTGGTTGATGGATTTCTCCACATTGACACGGACCTTATAGGTATCCTTCCATTCCTCCGTGCCTCGTGCGGTGCCTGGGTAGGCGCGCAGGTCCTTTTCCGGGTAGATGTAGACCATGCGCCCGCAGGCAGACTCCGTGCAGGGATTCTGGCAGTGGCAGACGCGCCTGGATTTCTTTGTTTTGGGATCGTATTGCCACTTCATCTTTGGACAGACGAACTTCATGGTGGGGAGGCCGCAGCGCAGATGGGATTTACTGCCCTCTCGCTTCATGGGGAGGGCAGGGTCATGTGGACAGCAGGGGATGCCGTTTTCATTAAGGGGGCAGTCGGAATCTTCCAGGGAGAGCCTGCCGTTGAGTGGGATGAAAGCCTTTTCGAAATGGAGCTCGTGGAAGAGGTCATGGTAGATCTGTATGGAGTCAAAGGCGGCGTCCCCCAGGAAGGTCTTTGGGTTGATAAGCGGGTGCATGCGGAAGAAGTCCTTCAGGACGGGGATGAGGGCCTTGGAATCGGCAAGGGACTTGTCCTCGTCAGGGGAATCGGATTTCTTTTCTACAACGATATCCGGGTGTGCCTGGAGGAAGTCCTTGTTGTAAAAGGTGATGTTGCGGACAATGCCCAGGCCGTTGGTCACGAGACCGAACTTGTAGGCATAGCAGAAATGCCCGTTGATGTACATCTGCTGGATGGCAGGGTTGGCTTCGGCATGGGGAGGCAGGGAAGCATAGGCGGCCTTGTAAGGGTCATAGGAATCATCAAGCCCCTTTGCTTTTTTGAATGCCTTGAGCTGTTTGATGATGCGGTTGGCGTATTTGGGATTATTTTCCGTCACCCATGCCTCGATGCCGGAGGTGTCAAAAATGGTCATGGAGGCAAGGGAGGGATCAATGTTCTGGCAGATTGGCTCCGTCAGATCCACAAGATTGTCGAACATGGCCTGCAGGTCAGGGAGGAAATCCTGCTTGAACCGCGTGAACTTGGAGGCGTCCGGGACGACGCTGAAGCCGCAGAAGTCCCTCAGCTCCTGGGAATACTTCAGGAACACGATCAAAAGCGTGTCGGTAGGGATGGAAAAGATGCGCTGCAGCAAAAGGGCTTTGAGCATGGGATAGAGCAGGTGCTTGCGCGGCCTGCCGGTAAGGGCATGGAAATGTGTCACAAAAGAGACGGGGACAATCTCGTCCATGTCTATGGCCTCATCAAGCATGACGAGGAACTGGTATTTATCGTTGTCAAATTTTTTCTGGCAATCTGTAAAAATATCTTTCAGGGAAAGCTGTTTGTGTGTTATCATATAGGTAGCAACTCCTTTACTGATTGATATGGATGATTGTTGGTTGACAGCTCAATTATACCATATATCAGTGAGGAGTTGTTTTATTTTATAACAAAAAATATCCCGTATTTATGCGGGATTCTGGCGTTTCGCAATCGCCTAACATGAAAGAATTGTGCAAGGAGCGTAACAGTCTGTACGAAAAGCAGAATGATTTGAAAGGGCAGAAAGAGAAAATAGAGAAGTCGCTAGAACGATAAGAAATATGGGGTGTGGCGGTTGCTATGCCCTATATTTTTGTGGAAAATAAAAATAAGAAGTGGTATACTCAAATAAATGAATTTACGAAACTGCAAAATAAGAAGTTATAGGAGTAACAATATGGTTGAACTTAGAGAAATTACATCGGATAACCTTGAAGATGTGTTAAATTTACAGATATTTGAATATCAAGACAAGTTTGTATCATCAACTGCTCATGCATTAGCGCAGGCATATGTTTATCGTGAAACAGCTTTTCCTTTTGCAGCATATGTTGGTGATACATTAGTTGGATTTATTATGTTAGGATATTATAAACCTAGAAGCCAATATACGTTATGGAAATTTATGATAGATAAACAATATCAGAAAAAAGGATATGGCAAAGAAGCGTTGACGTGCGGAATTACATATTTGAGAGAAAAATTCAATGTAAGAGAAGTATATACAGGAGTTCTCTTGGGTAATGAAATTGCAAAACATTTATACACGTCTGTCGGATTTGTGGAAACAGGAATTATTGAGGATAATATGATAGAAATGGTTTATCTGTTTAGCGAAATATAGAAACATTCATATGTCTATTTGTAAATAATTTGAAATTTGTACAAGTAATGAGGTAATCATACATGATTAGACAAGCTAATAAACAGGATATTTCAAGGATAGCCGAGATTATTGTGTTTGGAAAAAGGGTTGCATATAGACCTGTATTTGAAAATGATTATGTGTCATTTAACGAGTTGCAGGTTGTTCGTTTATATGAAGAATATAAAAATAATCCAGATAGATTAGATGGAATGCTATTATATGATGATGGAATTATCAAAGGGATAATAAACGGACATTCTATAGGTGATAAGACAATTGAGATTACGGATTTTTATGTTGAACCTTTTTTTGTAGGACAGGGGATAGGAACACTTTTAATAAAATATCTGATTCAGCAAGTAAGAAAAAAAGGAGTTCATAAAATAGTATTATGGGTTATAAAAGATAACATAAAAGCTAGAACGTTTTATGAAGATAATGGCTTTGTCAATAGTGGAAAAATGTGCATAATAGAAGGTACTACAAAAGAGGATTGTTGCTATGAGTATGTTCTTGAATAAGAGGATATATGTGTAGTGCCAAATTTGAGCTTGCAAAGAGCTTGATAACCCAGAAGTTGCTTAAGGAGATTTTATGGGAATTATTATATGTGGATTAAATGGTAGTGGAAAGAGTACATTGGGTAAAATTCTTGCAGAGAAGTTACATTTCCATTTTATTGATATTGAAAATTTGTATTTCCCTAAAACAAATTCTAATTATATATATGCCTCTCCACGTACCCGTGAGGATGTAGCGGAACGATTGCTCTGTGAGATACGAACACATGAAAACTTTATTCTTGCTTCTGTTAAAGGAGATTATGGAGAAGAGTTATATTCATTTTTTCAATGTGCCATATTGCTTGATGTTCCACGGGATATTAGATTGCAGCGAGTGAAAGATCGTTCTTTTCAGAAGTTCGGTAATAGAATGTTATCGGGCGGGGATTTGTTTGAGCAGGAAGAAAAATTTTTTCGCTTTGTTGAATCCAGAAATGAAAGTACTGTTGAAGAATGGGTAAAGTCCTTGAAATGCCCGGTTATGCGGATTGATGGAACAAAGTCCATTGATGAGAATACGAACTTGATTATAACACTTATGCAGGGTAAAAATTTATTTGCTAAAGAAATGGGGAATAAAAAATGATTTGTAAAATAAGAAAATGGAAACTATCAGATGCAAAAGATTTGGCAATGGCTCTCTCCAACAGAAAGATACAAGATAATCTTCGGGACGGAATGCCTTATCCCTATACAGAGCAGGACGGAATAGATTATATTTCTTCTATGATTTCCGCAGATGAAAATGAAACTTTTGCTTTTGCTATTACAGTAGATGACAAGGCGGTGGGAAGCATTGGCGTTTTTCGACAGGACAATGTTCATAGGCAGACTGCCGAGTTGGGATGCTATATTGCCGAGAAATACTGGGGTAAAGGTTTAATGACTGAAGCGGTAACGCAAATGTGTGAATATGTTTTTGAAAAGAGTGATATTATCCGTATTTACGCAGAGCCATTTGCATACAATGCAGCGTCTTGTAGAGTGCTTGAAAAAGTGGGATTCCAGTATGAGGGTACATTGAGAAGCAATGCTGTAAAAAACGGTAAAGTTATCGACATGAAGATGTATTGTTTACTGAGAACGGAAATATAGCTTCACGTTTATAGTGTAGTGATGGTAGCGGAAAATTGTTCTTCCTTATTGATTATATATACATGGTGCTAGCACCATGTATTAAGGATAGATAAGGAGAAAAGAGGTATCGTCGTGTTACGCATTAGACGTTATGAGAGCTTTATTTTGCGTGAACTTACAACTATAAAATGAACGTAGGAGATATTCTGTACTTTTATCATTGAAAACGGCTTTTAATCCGTAACATTTCAAAAATAGGTTGCCAAATTACCGGGATTTGCTATAATAAATGCGTGGCAACATTTTGGCAACAGAAAATCAGCAAGCCATAATAAATGATGTAATTGATGTAAAAATGGGCGTGTATTCGCATGAAGCCTAAACAAATACAGTTAATAATAACAAAGAACACGCTGAGTTCGAATATTCACTGTATTTATGCGGCTTTCACGCCGAAAGCCCTTGATTTTCCTGTATTTTCAGCCATTATTAACTTCCGTCAAAACCCGCTAAAACCAAATAAATTCCAGTAAAGTCCATTGACGGCAACGCACTCGAAATGCGTTTGCCCTCCGGGGCACGAGGGTTCGAATCCCTCCGACTCCGCTATTATAAAGCCTATGTATACAGGCTTTTTTCATTTCCGGGACAAAATTCGGGACAAATTTATTTCAGGACAATCGCCTTTAATTGTAAAATACTGCCTGTATACTGTTGTATCCGGCAATGCCGTCCGCCTTCAGGCTAAGCTTCCTTTGCAGAGCAAATGTATCACTCCTGGCAGTCTGTCCAAACAGCCCGTCCTCCGCCTGCCTACGCCCCAAAATCTCATTGCACCTGCGCTGCCACCATTTTACTACATCACCGGAAGAGCCTGTAACATATTTCTGCCCGGCCTTTTTCGCCTTAAGCAGAATCTGCCTGCGGACATACTGGGTTTTGGGCCCGTCCATACCGTCCTCTTCCAGGAATTTTCCATCGGCGTCCCTGTATCCGTCCGCATTGGCGGCTGCCTGGAAGGCCTGGATGTTCAGATTACATTTGTCCTCCCGGTCCGCCGGAACAGTGTTCCCGGAAAAGTCTGTGTAAAAGCGGTTCATATCTACGTTCCCGCTTACCCCCGCCAGGCGCCCGGTGGATGTGTACTGCCAAATGTCCGGGATATCAGCTTCTGCAGCCGGAAGAGATGATGTATACCGGGCGTACCATACATATACCGTATCCAGAGCTGCCGCAAGCCTGTCCATATCAAAGTAATTCCTGAGATAGTCTCTGTTGGTGTAGATCACCGGAACATAGCCGGCAGCCTTAACCTTCTGTAGGAAGGCGATCGCCATGTCCGTGGCCAGACCCTTAGTAATGGACACCCCATTCTTCCTGGCATAGTTGACGGAATCATACTCAAAGTCGAAAGCGATGGGGCAGCTCTGCCAGTATTTTGCCGCCTGGGTAATTGCATAATCGGCTTCCGCCCGGGCCATATCTGGAGTATAGGCGTAGGAAAACCAGTACAGCAACACAGCCTCACCAAGGTTGTAGCAGGCCTGGGCATTTGGCACAAAGCGCTGATCTACATTATTTCTGCCATATCCGGTCCGCAGGCAGATGCGCTTACAGCCGGCATCCCGAACCCTTTTGATATCCACTGCGCCATTGTGGTAAGAGATATCAGGCCCTTCGTATAAGATTTTTTTGCTCATCACTCGCCCTCCTTCAGCTCCGGCAGCCCCGCCACGGATGTCAGCAGGGACAGCACTCCCGCCAGGATGGAAGCAGATACCACATACTTCCAATCTACCTGCCCCATGGCGGCAGCCGCTCCTATTCCGGCAATAGCCGCCTGTGCCACAGTTTTCACTGCCCGGATGCTCGCCCGGTGCGTCCACTCAATCCAGTCTCTTTTCTTCATTCTCTTCATCCTTTCTTTTCCAGATTCTCAATCCTGTGATTGGCAACCTTGATTTTTTCCTCAATGACATCCTGCCTTGCCTCAAGCCTGTCCACCCGGCCATCCATAACAGAGCAGTTTTCACACTGTTTTTTCAGTTTTTCCTCAATCTGCGCCACGCGGTATGTAAGTACCTTTGCGCTTCCGACCACACCAATGACGGAGCCAAAAAGACTGCAGATACCGCCAATAACAGCTATCCATAATTCGTTTGACATAACATACCTCCATGCCTTTTTCCCAGTCTATCATAGTTTTTTAGATGATTTGTACCAGTTTATATCATGCTAATCGGGCAAAAATCTCCTCCATCCGGTTTTCCAAGTTCTCTAACCGCTGCTTTAATGATTCATTTTCTCTTCTCAGCTCTCCAACCTCATTTTTAAGTGTGTCAATTTCTTCTTGCTGCAGCTGAATCATTTTGATTATCTGAGGAACAAAACGAGAATAGTCAAGTCCGAGTTGCTCTTCTTCAATTATTTCTTTCGTTCCATCCTCATTTTCAATTTCTTTTGTATCGGTAGTTCTTATCACCGCATAGGGATAGTAATCTTCTACATTTTCAGCATACATCCCGTAGCATTTTTTTTCGCCATTGATGTAATCATATTCCAGTACATCATATAGCAATAATTTTCTTGCCAAATCGGCAGACATGGGCGAAGCATTTTCTTTTAGCTTCTTGGATGAGGATACCGTGAAGGCGGAAGCTAAGATTGGACGATAACCCCCACTAACTTCTCTTACACGTAAGGAATGAGTTGAGCCAACGTATAACTCCATATTGAGTTTTGAGATGATAGTGAAACCGAGCGATCCGTAATACATCGTAGAAACTTGAATAGAAGAACTATCTAACCATTGAATGTTTCGGTTATGATTAAGATAAAGATTCGCATTAGCAATTTGAACAATTATAAAATTATTGTTACTTGGATCACCTAATACAATTTTTGGACTATCGTTTTTTTTAATAGACCAGCCAATCACCCCGTCATATCCGTTGGTCGTTCTTCCTGACTTATACCAATTTATTTTAAATTCATCAGCATTTGCATCCGAATACCCTCCAATATTAAACACATTTCCATTAGTACCTTTTAATCCTAAAATCGGATGATAACTTCCAGAGGTCATATTCGTATCCATGGATATCGGTACGTTATTTAAATTCATACCCCCAAACCAAGACATAGGAGAACTTTTAACCCTTATCTTTTTGATCTTATCATACAACGTAGCTGGGTCAGCCGCCCGCAAACTAACAGTCCCGTTTCCGTTATCTTTCCAAACCGTCATCCATAACCAATCAGATGAACCTAGACCAGGAGCACTGTAATCGGATAGCATGTACCTATTGCTACTGTATTCCTTTAAAGAATACGAATTCCCTCGAATATCAAATAGGGTTCCACCAGGATCGCTCGCAACTTGCGTATTTGGATAGCTTACTTCGAAATAGTTCGAAGCGGCACAATAATATGCACTTACTGTTATACCGGCATAATTGTTGGTCTTCTTCCAATAAATATCCCAAGTTGACGTGGTTGTTTTTTTGATCTTGAATTCCCAATTCCCAAGATATTGTTGAGCTCTATATAAACCAGGATCTAACGTAGGAGTTGAAGGGGCGTCAAATACTACCCATAAAATAATTGGGTCAGCCATTGCTCGGCCATTGATTACAAACATCAACGGAAACGAAGCATTCGTCGAGGTTATTTTAATCCTAATACAATCGATCCATCCTGCCGCTCCAGAAGTAGCGAACATGCAACCAGCAGCTTTGAGTGAACCTGTAACAGTTAATGGGGCATCAATTTGTCCCCCATATAAACTATCGATCATCCTACTCCATTTTGACCAACCATTTTTACTGGTCCAAACCCGTTTATAAATCCCGCCTGTTCTATCTGGATATCCGAGTTCCCCAGCAGAATTCATACCTCCCAAATCATAAAAAATCTGAACGGCGGCCTTTAGTTTATCGCCATAAACTAAATTTCTTGTGAACGTTTGAACCCAGCCATTGAGAGCCTCTGCCGGTCTTCCTTCATTATTACTTCCAACATACCAGACCCCTTCTTTATTTGTTAAATTATCTAAATTAGTATCTGGTTGAATATATAAACTTTTGTTACCTAATGGTTTCCAATCTGTCCAAGTTCCACCGGCCAACGTTCTACACCACAGTTCATTTGGTTCAAATAGAAATGATTCCGTAGAACTTGAAATCATATGATAAGCCGATAAGCTCCAAGTTTGAAACAGGATTCCTTCATTTTGATTACCAATCACAGTTACAAAGCATGACATGTCCATTACACCATGGTCAACAAGAACAGCTGGAGGACAATTAGTCGCCATTTTTAAGTAATAACTTCCTACTTGTTTTAGATCGTCCAAATTTACCGTAGTATCGAGTATACTTATCTGTGAGCCAACTTTATGCCATTCAGTCCATCCTTGATTCGAATATCCACTCCTGTACCAAATTTCAAAGTCGTTTTTGTGGATCGTTCCTGATCGATAGAATATTTGTTTCATGTAAGGGCCATCATATTGGACAATGACTTCCAAGAATCCGTCTGCACATCCTGGAGGCATATTGGCAGGTCTGGTGGCTCCTGATGAATCCCATGAAATGTACCAACGTCCATTTTCTCTTAATTCATCTAAATCATCAGGAAATCCTGTTGTAGCAGTAGTCGCGGTTTGTATCCACATCCTTTTTGCCGGGTTGTTTATCGGATACGCATCAATGTTGGAGTATTTTATAATATTTCCATCTGTTGTAGGGTCGGTTGTTTGACTTATAGCAGTCGAAGTGCCAGCCAAAGGCTCTGCCCAGGACCATCTTGCCGGTAAAACTTTGGAATCGTGAAGGGTTCCATATTCGTCGTACTCACCAATTACTTCCACAATTAGATCTACATTCTTAGATGGCTGTTTTATCCAAAGTTCGACGATTCTTTGATCGCCCTTCAAATATGTTTTTAGGAAATAATTCTTCGTATTCGCCCACGTTTTCCCACCTAATGAGCAGGATTGATATATCCATTCGATATTTAACCAAGAGACTGAACTTACGCTCGATCCAGCAGCGATACTTACTTCCAAAATCCCATAAAAACTCGTACCGCTTATAAGATGTACTGCTAAAAGCGCATTCGTCGTATCCCAAGCCCTGGTCAGTTTGCATTCTGCGATCTTATACCATACCGGAATATTATTTCCATCATACATCAAATGATATCTCCGCATGGTGGCCGGATTCTTCAGTGTATTCAAAATGCTGTAATGATAAGTCCAACCTTCATCTGTAGAGGGCAGAACTGGACCGATGGTATTGTTTATTGTCTCATTTTCAACAACCCATTTTCCATTAGTGGTACTCATATGATGAGACCCAACGATATTTCCTTCCATCAACAAAGTTAAAACTCTAGAGGACGCTAACGTCTCTAATCTAATATACAAATTTGCAATTATGTGACCTTCTTCATTAAAACGTACTGCAAGAACATAATCATTGAGATTAACGTTGGAACTCGCATACTCCCAACGAAGCTCTGCAAAATATTTCCAGGTACCCATTCTCTCTAATCTAAGCCGAACAGCCAGAACGCCTTCCACCGGAGCCCCCATATTAGGACTTCCGAATGCTTCAGTTACCAAAAATACAGCATTGGCATCGGTAAAGGGTCTGCTGACAGTAACCGTTGCCGCGAGATACCATAAAGGCCCCTCAATATCTTCATTTTTTGTTGCGTTGCCTTGAGGAAGGTGGGCATTATCACAAAACGCACGAACTCCAGACAGCACATCCCAATAACCATCAATGGTTTTATACACGTTAGACCCAGCAGGTATTGCAAGGCCAATCCCATCTTTAAAAGTGCTATCTGTAATAAATTCATTGGAAATGTTGTACATATCACCTGTTTCTGCAATAGAAATGTCAGGAAGATCGGCAAATGCCACTGTCCCCATGTCGTGAATCGTTCCTGAAAGGCGTTCTGATGCTGCTTTCGCCTGCTTATAATATTCTTTTGCATTGTCAGTGTCTTCACCCTCTCGGGTTCCGGTCCCGCCATGGGCAAAGGATTCCGCTTCCGTTGCGAATCCGGCTGCATTCTCCGCAGACTGCTCCGCATCCCCTGCACTTCCGGCTGCCGCAGTCTTGCTTGCCTCCGCAGCATCCTGGCTGGCCTCAGCATTCGTTTCTGATATCTTTGCTGCATCCTGGCTGTCTTTTGCTGCCGCTGCGCTCGCTGCTGCTTTTGCGGCTTCATCCAGAGATGCTGCTGCACTGTCTGCAGATTCCCCTGCAGATGCCGCGGCCGATTTTTCGGACTCTTTTGCGGCATCCTCGCTTTTTTTAGATTCCGCTTGGCTTGCCGCTGCTGATGCTTCGCTTTTTCCAGCCTCCACCGCACTGGCCGCAGCCTTGGCAGACTCCACCCGTATATCCGCAAGGTAGTCCGGGCGCAGATGCTTTTCCTGGATACTCCCTTCTTTTACTTCTGCTTTCACCTTGCCGTCTGCACTGATAGTAAAATGTACGGTATCACTGTTCAGAAACTCATACTGTGTTATAAGGGCCGATAAATCAACATACTTTACCTCCCCATCCGAAAGCGTGATAATCAACCGCTGGTTCTGATAGTCATAGTCAAAGTTAATGGCAAGCTTTTCCAGCAATGTGTCGATGGTGTAACTTGCACCATTGTAATGAGTAATCTTAAAGATTCCCGTGTCTTCATCATACTCTATATACTTAACAAGCAGTTGTGCCTCGGACTTGTCAAACTTTGTGGAGTCCAGGGAGATAATCCGGTTGTCCATTTCATCCGCAGCCACATCAACCTTATTCAGATTCTGCTCATTTATGGGTGTCCCGTCATCGGGGTAATTCTTCCATATAATACGGTAATAGCATTTATTCATAACAATCCTCCATTTTCTCTACATATTCGTCATTTCGATTTTTGATACATACAGTAAGGCGCTGGTACAGTGACCACTCCCCCAAGAGAAGGCTTTTACAGTCTGTGTTCCGGAAATCTGGGAAATATCTATAACGCAGTTGTACCATTGGTTATGAGCAGGTCCTGAAACTTTGTTTTCAACAGAACTACCCCAGTCTGCAACTACTACATGATAAGTTGGTGTCGCAGGATTGTTTGTACTTGGATCGTTTGAAAACGTCAGTGTAATATAGCTGTGAAAAGCAATACCGTCAGAAGAATCATATCCAATATCTCCTTTACATCGAACAATACATTTGTTATACCCGGTACAATCAACTGTATTACTCCACCCTCCTGTGCACTCCATTGGCTGCTGGTTCGCGCCTCTCCAAGCATATTGAAGTCCATCCAAAGTGTCGAAATACACCTTATTGTTGGTCAAGAGCTTCTCTACGTCTGTCATCCTCCCCTCAAAGATTGCCAGAATCTCTTCCAGCCTTTTCATTGCGGCTGAGTTGAGCAGGGTATTGTTGAACTGGTTTACCGCCTCCCCGGTAATCTGAAACGCATTAATGCTGTTGCACCACATATGTCCCTGCGAATCTACACCCCAGTTATTGGATGTGATATTTATGTTCATAGCGGACAGGTTCAGCGTGCCTCCTGCCAGCAAATTTATCACATCGTTTGCAGATAGATTTATGTTGTCTGCGTCTACTTTAAATTCGGAACCTGTCGCAGGATTTGCATTAAGTGCTACCATCACCATGCGTCCGTTGGAATCCGCCTTTAGCACAATCTGTCCTCCAAGGAGCTGCAATTGCGATGACAGATTGCCTTCTGCCGCAGTCGCCCGGTTCACCTCCGCCGAAACTTCCTCTGAAGTCTGTCTTATGCTGCTACTTAAGGAATTGTATTGTATCTGCGCACCTGTTTTGGTCTCGTAAGTCTTTGACACGTCTGACCTTATCCCATCTGCAGTAGCATTTATCACCGTTTCAAGGCCTTTTTTGGTATCCTGTATGTTGGCTTCAAGGCCTTTTGCGGTAACCGAAATCTGTGTTTCAAGACCTGTTTTTGTATTCTGCAGTTCTCCCCGGATTTCTCCTGCGGTTGCAGATATCGTATTGTTTAGCCCATTAACTTCATCTTTCAGTTCTCCCCGAATCTCTTTGGCGGTGACTGTTATCTCGTTAGACAGCTTAGCATCTTCATCCCGCATTTCCAGCCTGGTTTCTTCTATCGTTCTCTCCAAGATATTGCTTTTCCCTTTTAACTGGATTATGGATTTTTGTACACCATTTAGTTTTTCAGCATACATCTCCACGCCATCTGCCGCATAACTGTCCCGAAGGGCCTGGATTCCCTTCATTGTGCGCTTCAGAATATAACTTTCCACAATTTCATATTTTGTAGGAAGCCGCACTGGGTCTCCCACTTCTAGGCATGGGTTCCCGACACAGGTTGCGTCAAAGGGACGATATACGATGTCGGTTATTTTCCCGAAAATATTTTCCGCTATTACCGTTAGCTGCTCCGACGACTTCCCGTAAACAAGAAAATTATCTTGGATAATATAGCAGTTGTCTCCATCACCATATATCAGTCCAATGTCATTTTCCTTCTGACGGATTTGCAGCTTTGTAATGCGTTTTGTTCGATAGTCCTCATACTGACATTTGATATACCGGCCGGTCCCCAGACGTGTAGATTTCGGGTCCTGGGGATACAGGTGCCCGGTCTTCGCCTGGACCATCCACTCCGGGGCATGGTCTGGGTACAGGTCGTTTGCCGGATACAGCCCCTCTATCGCCTGAGGCAGGTATATGTAGTGGAACTTCCCGTCCCGGCCGATATGCCCGAAGCAGCCGTTTATCTCACAGATCGCGGTGATGATGTCCTTGCCGCTGATCTGCTCCGGGTTTATGGTCCGCTCCACGGTCATGCTGTCATTGACAAGGCCACCCTGGGGCACCGCCTCCGTCAGCCCGAAGTGGCGGATGAAGCTTGTACGGAACTGCCGCAGGGACACTGTGCTGTTTTCTTCCGGCAGAATGGAATTATACCATGCCGCCATGTCGGCATTTAGGATGTCGTACATGGCATCGTAAGCTACAAGCTCCCGGTACCTGCGGTCAGCCGCCTCCTTGTCAGATACCACTTTGTATCTTCCAACCAGAAAAGGATCCTCTTCATGGTGATTGACCACAATACTGAATGATACTGTTTCACCCGTCATGGGCTTTACAATATTTGCCACCTTAAACTTAAAGGAGGACGCCTCGCAGCACCCGAACCGCAGCTCCTTTTCAGAGCATAAACTCTCCTTCACTTCTTCACTGTTCTGGAAAAGCTCCGTGTTCGTCATCACCCCGCCGCTGTATTCGATTTTTGCCTGCTTATCCATATTTTCCTGGTAAAACAGGTCTGCATATTTGTAATCAACCATGATTCCTCCTAATACTCGATGAATGTCCATGTGGTTTCGTTGTATCTCAGTTTCCCGTTTATCTCATTCGCGCTTGCCCGGAAGCTCTTATCAAAGTAAAAGTGTCCGTTTTTATACTGGCAGGTCTCGAAATCAAAGTACACGCACATGGCATCCCTGGCATTGAAATTGATATAGTTCTGGACCATGTTTGCCATAAGGGATTCCCATTCGCTTTGCCACATGGGCAGGGTGGTGAATTTTATCTCCGTCTTGGAATGCTCCAAAGCATTGTCATGGGTCACGCCGTTTTCGTCCGTGTATGCGTCAAGGCTCTGGCGCTGCCCCGGGGCGCTGTCGTAGCTGTCCCATTTTATGTACTTCATGGGGAACACGAATTCCCCGAACTGAAATAAATACCTTTCGTATGCCATGTTCCCCTCCTTCCTAAATCGGATACGGACTACTGCCTGTCCGGTTAAAATACTCTTTTGCATATTCTCTGGTTATTTCAAAGAATGTATTTCCATCCACCTGGAATACAAAAGTCTCGTTTCCAGAGTTTTTCGTTTTTCCACCAGTCAGTCCTAATTCTGACAGTACTTCAAGAATGGCTTCCTTATTCGCCTGTTTCATCGTGGACAGCGGCGATACCACTTCAGTCTCCCGGGTGTTGTCCCCCAGGATTGCCAGATGCCTCTTCATGCTTGTCGGTATCACCTGTCCATTTGCATATCCCGGGATTGGCGTATCCGCCAGGGCCGCAAGCGCCTCCGCTGCATAGGGAGCTGCAGCTGCCATCCTTGAATTCTTTCCTCCGGAGCTACCGCCGCTTCCTTTTGACGGAATCGATATTTTACTCGCAGAATCCGCCTTTGAGAACAGGCTGTCCAGCGCCCCGCTGATGGCACTTATCATTCCCGATATGGCATCCATCGCAGACGATACAGCGCCTTTTATGCTCCCCAGGATACCGCTTACTTTTCCAAAGATCGCATCCCAGATATTTGCCCAGATGCTCTTTGTATGGTTCATTCCGGAAGAAACCGTATTCTCCACATTTCGCATGCCGTTGCTCGATACTCTGGACATGTCATTCCAGGATACCGAATTCTTCGATCTCATATTTTCATAAGTATTTGACCATATCGCCTTTGCATTTGTGGAAAAGCTGTTTATATTTCCCCTCATACTGGTAAGCCGGCTGCTCATGTTACTCGCCATTGATGATGCACTGGATGCGACGGTACTTTTCATAGAAGAAAATGTTCTGGCGGTATTCCGCTGTGACTGATTCCATGTATCCTCAATCTTTCGTCCGGTCTTTTCCATTGTGCTTCGAGTATTGGATTCCACATTTGTCCAAGTGTCACGAATGTGTTTTCCGATGCTGTCAAGGGCATCTCTTGAATTTCCCTTCATGTGTCCCATTTGGTCAGATACATTCCTGTTAATATCATTCCATTCTGTATCGGTAGTCTGCCAGGAAGAGCGCAATGTCTCTGCTATTTTGTCATGCATTCCGGCAAAATCTTCAGATACATGTGCACGTAACTCCGTTGTGGTCCCGGTGACTGCTTCCTTAATCCCTTGCCACTTTTCCTCTACCCAGCCTTTTAGCTCATCGACAGCATCCATAATATCATCCCAGTTTGCGATAATTAGAGCTACTGCACCGGCAATTGCAGCTATCAAGGCTCCTGCCGGATTAAAAAACGCTGCTATTGCAAGTACACCTGCACCGATTCCAAGCACAACTTTTCCTCCGTCTGTGTCAAACAAACCTGAAATAAGCCCACTTAGAATATCCCAGATAATACTGAATGTAGTTCCCAGAATTTCTCCCCATGGAATGTTTTCCAGAAAATGTCCTATTCCTCTTCCAAACTCTTCCCAGTCGGTATCATTTGCCACCTGTTCAAACACGCCCAGTAGTTCCAGTACGGCATCTCCAAGCACTGCACCGGCTTCCTCCCATTCTGTCTCGTGAATCATGGTATTCAGACCATTGGAAATATTGTCCGCGATGTCTCCCCACTTTGCTGTTGCAATAAAATTTTTAATGGACTGTATCACGCCGTTAAAACCGCTTGCCAGAGCGTGTGCAATCTCACCAAAATCAATCTTTTCAAACAGCCCATTGACTGCATTTCCAAGAGATATTCCAAGCTCCGCCCATCCTGTCAGTTTTGTAAAATCATTCTTCCGCCACATATCATCAACGAAACCGGTAAAAATGTTCCATTGAATCATGAATTTGTTGCCCAGCAGATTTCCAAGATTGCCCCAGTTCACCTCATTGATCAGCCCACGCATACCGGTGGAAATCTTTACGCCCAGATTCTCCCAGTCTATTCCCTCTATCAGGAGATTCAGAGTATTAACTATGGTATTTATCCCGGCTCCGATTACCCGCCCCAGTAAATCCCAGTCCAGGTGATCTACCAGACTATTAAATGTCCTGGTGAATGCATCCACAAAAGCCGTTACCTTCGGGCCGACATTGTTCCAGTTGATTACGTCGTATACTTTTTGCAGGCCTTTGTTTATGGCTTCTGCTATATAAGCGCCCAGGCCTTCCCAATCCTTATTTTCGATCAGTTCTTTTAATTTATCGAATACTCCGAGGATACCGCTTTCAATCGGCGCCTCTTCAAACATGTTGCCGGCGCCACCCCCGCCTGACGCGCCGCCGCTGCCAGAGCTTAAGTTATTGAGCTTGTCCAGGCTGCTTAACTGTTTGTTCTGTGCTCCTGTCTGGTCTTTTATTGCCGCCGTGGTCTGCTTTACAGCCTTTGTATATGTCTTCTGTCCGGTGATCGCCGCCGTGAACTGCCCGATAATGTTCATCAGGTTCGCAATAGCATCTATGGCCCTTTGTATGTACGGGATAGCAATCTCCACCAGGGGACGGAATGCTGCAGCAAAAGAGTTTTTCAGAGTCAGGGAGCTTGCCTTCAGCCCGTCAATTGCAGACTTAAAGGCGCCGACTTCATTGTACAGATTCCCGAATCCCTCTTTCATACCGGATATCATGGCATTGAATGCCTTGCTGATCTGGTTGAAAATCAGAAGAGACAGCGCAAGGCTTTTAAACCTGGCGCCAAGTGCCCCCAATGAACTGTTTGATTTATGCGCTGATTTGGTAAGACTTGAAAATACACTTTTTACAAATCCACCAAACCTTTTTAATCCGGATCCAGCTTTGCTTATTGCTGAATGTGCAATGGAAAATGCCTTTTTAGCTGCCTGTCCAAGTCTGCTATAGCTTTCTTTAACTTCCTCTACTCCATCCGCATAATTTTTTATTTCCTGGTCAAGTGAGGCAAGTTCCTGCTTTGCTGTGTCATGTTGCTGATACCCAACCCCAACACCTGCCTGCTCCATATCGGCAATTTCCTGCGCCAGTTGCCTCCTGCGTTCCATTATTTCCACAATCCGTTGATTTCCGACAACAGCATTTTCCCGAATAGCTGCAAGGCGCTGTTCTTCTTGCTCTTGGGCCTGAATCGCAGCGATCTCTTTCGCCCGTTTTGCTTCTTCTTTTGCTTGAATAGCATTTATACGGGCCTCTTCCCTTGCTTTCCTTTCTGCCTCTTTGGCTTCTAATTTTGCCTGGTTTTCAACTTCTTTCTGAATTCTGGCATTTTCTTTCTGTAAAGCCTTTTCTGCCTGCTCTTCTGCGCGGCGTTGTGCCTCTTCCCTTTTTTCTGCTGCCTTTGCTTCCTGTTGGGCTATTTTTGCCTGACCGGAATCAGTCTGCTTGTCAAGTTCTGCACGATACGCCTTAACCGCATCAGCTGCATTCTTCCACTCTATGTATGCTTGGTTATGCTCTTCATATCCTTCTGCAACTCCGGCTTTTTCTAATTCCTTAAGCTTTTCAGCCAACCGATTCCGCTGTTCCAGTAAATCAATCATTTTCTGGTCAACAACAGTTGAATTCTTTTTTATTTCGGAAAGCTTATCTTCATCAGATGCAAGTTTTTTATAATGCTCCCCTGCTTTTACTATCGCCTCTTCTTCGTACTTAAGCTGCCTTTCATACCCTTTATACTCAAATGTCTCTTCTCCCAGTGTGAAATCTTTTCCCGCATCGGTCAGAGACTGCATTTTGGCCTTTATGTCATCTATTTTATAATCAGCCTTTTCGATTTCTTCGCTTAATGTATCCCATGCTCCGCCAGAGGTAATCCCTATTTTTTCCCAGTCTTCTTGTTGTGCAACTAACTTCTGGAGTTCCTTTTCTGCCCTTGCCAGTTCCGCCTGTAAGTCTTTGTACTCTCGTGTAGGAATTTTTTGTCCTTTAAGGGCATCCATCTTCTGGCGCAAGGTATCCATATACTTTGCAGATTTCTTTATTTGATATTCCAGACTGTCAAGAGACTCTTCTGCATCTTTTGTAGTTATTTTAGTAACTATTCTAATTGCACCATCTTCTTGCGCCACGCTCTCACCTCCCCAGAAAAAGAAAAAAGTGCCACAGACACGCATTACACGCATCCATGACACCTTTTAGTCCTTCCACCGCCCTAGTTAGCGGTGTGCCGATAATTCAGTTAAGTTATTTCTTTTATTGTACCATTGTTTGAGAATGGATTTGTACCAAGTTTTACCGGCTAAAAAATCCCGCCATTGCCAAGATAACTACCACTGCAAAGATGAATACACATATCTCTGCCACCAGAATCTGGACAAAGGTGAAAATCATCTGAAGCCGTTCCTTGTCCACGGGCTGTTTCCGGCTCATTGCGCTCTTCAATACCACTTCATCTATTTCCATGTTCATGCAAATGCCCTCGCTTTCCTTTTCATCCCGGCAATGGAAACCACTCTTTCCATAAACCGCCGCTCTTCCGGGAGCATGTCTGTTCTTTCCACGTAATCAGCGCACTCTCTGAAATGCTCTGCTGACATCAGTACCAGGACAGCCACCATGTACGCTATTTCCATATCTGTCATGCCGCACCGCCTTTCTTCATCTCTGCCATTGCGGCCCGGTAGCCTTTGGCATAGCCGAAATCAAACAGCGTGGTGATAACCTTGAATGCTCCGTTATAATCACTAGCAGAGAAAAC